AGATAAAGTAGTTCACCTTGATAAAAACAGTTTTAATGATAGTATGGAGAATTTATTGGCAATTCCTTCTGGTGAGTATATAAGATTTACTATGTACGGAGGGTCTATATCAGCACAAAATATAAGGAAATATCTTGCAAGATATTAATGGACGAATCTAACAGTAGAAAGTGCGGAAGCAAATGTCTCAAAAAGTGGACATTATGAAAATTACGACTTCAAGTAATTGTTTTATTTCGAAAGGCGAGGACGGTGAAGCAGGAACTTCACGCTCGCCTTTCTTGAAAATTAAAACCTCGCATCAAGGGTTTAAGCAACGAAATTGCAGGGGTGGAGAACCTTGTCAACAGACTTAGGCGCTTCCATCCCTGTGGGTAATGATATAATAGAATGAAAGAAAAAGCCCATAAATTAAAGAGTCAGCAATGAGAAATAATTACGATAAAATTAAGATTGAATGTTCGGCTACTCCGGAGTATTTGAAAAAGAATCCTTGCTTATATCTTGCAGGTGATGGACTGTGCTTGAGAAGAGAGGGACAGTGTTCATTCCAGAAGAGTATAAAGATAGAGATTTTGAATAAATTGCTTGATTCACCAGAAACGAAGTAATGATAATTAGAGGACTGGCAACAATGACAAAAAGAAATAGCTTGGGAAAGCAAGTCTTTTGGATAGTAGAGTCTAATCTACAGTTGCCGGTTCTCTTTTGAATAAAACTATGAGAGTTCTTGTGGGGTGTGAATTTAGTCAGAGAGTAACTATAGCATTTAGAAACAAAGGACACGAAGCATATTCTTGTGATATTTTACCTACTGAAGGGGACCATCCTGAATGGCATTTTCAAGAAGATGTTTTGATGGTATTAAAAAGAGAAAAGTTTGATTTGGGAATTTTCTTCCCGCCTTGCACTCATTTAGCTGTATCAGGTGCAAGATGGTTTCCAGAAAAGATAAAAGATGGCAGACAACAAGCAGGAATTGATTTTTTTATGGCTCTTGTTAATGCTCCGATAGAGAAAATTGCAATAGAAAATCCTATCGGAATAATGTCAACAAGATATAGAAAACCAGACCAGATTGTTCAACCATTCCAATTTGGTGAAGCTTATTCAAAGTCAACTTGCTTGTGGCTCAAAAATCTACCATTATTAAAACCTACGAAATTAGTTGAACCTAAAATTATTTTACTAAACTCAAAAGAAACAAGGAGTGGTAAAAGTAGATATTCTTATCTTAGTAATTTAGCTCATTATGGATTGAAAAGAAGTATAACGCCAGAAGGTTTGGCAACATCAATGGCAGTAGAATGGCAAATCAGTAGGGATAATAAATGAGGCAGAGAAGGTTTATATTTTTACAGAATGCAATGGAGGTAAAGGCGATTGTTTTAAGTTATGCAAGATTTGACCTCCGGCATTTGTATATTGCGACTGAGGTGGATGGTGGAATGGCGGATAAGTTTAGGTGGGATGTTGGAAGTGTAAACCTCAAAGGGCTTGTATATGAGTGGGAGATTAAGGTTGATATATCAGATTTTAGGAAAGAGTTTAGGAAGCCTAAAAAAGAGAATTGGTATGGAACTGAGAAGCATAAATATTATTTAAGTAGAATATTTGATAGAGGGGCAATTAAAGTGCCTAACTTTTTCGTATTTGTTTTAGCAAAGGAACTTGTGAAGTATGAGAAAGAAATCTTGCAACTTGCCCCGGAAGTGTATGGAATAGGATATGCCGAGAAAACTAAAACTGGATTCGTTGACCCTCATATTAGATGGATTAGAAAGCCAAAACTACTACATAATGGAATATCGGAGTATATGAAAAACCAGATATTTATGAGAATGTCAAGTGACCTTTGCAGGACTTATGAAAAGGTTGCAGAGATAAGATAATGAATATAGAAAAACTTGCGAAATTTCAGGAACTGGTAGATAAAATACCAATTAAAGTATTGAAAGCAAGTAGGTTTGATATTTATTGCGGAATGGATATTGAGGAAGGAGAGACTGTTCTCAAACTGCTTGATGGAATAATTGAGTTAAAAAAGACTGACGAAACAGTTAAAAGTTAAAATATGGAAAAGGAAGTTGCCATAAAGAATCTTGAGGAGATATATGCCAAGATACCGGGAATTGAATGCAAGGGATGTGCAGAGTGTTGCGGGCCCACTATATGGTCAAATATTGAGTATCTATATATCAAGCGGTATTTAGACAAAAATAATATGCAGGAAAAGAAATATGACGATAAGTTTATGAGTAACTTGACAAGTCTAAAAATTGCTAACTTGACCTGTCCTTATCTTATTGACAAGAAGTGTAGCATCTATCCGGTGCGACCTTTTATTTGTAGGATATTTGGAGTTGTGAATAAATTGAAGTGTCCTCAATTAAACTTGCCTCCGTTATTAAGCGAGGAAGTGGTAAAACAGATGTTTGAGGAAATAAACCTAATCAGTTCGGAGATTGACTGAATGAAGATAAGTATAGATAATAATGCTTGTGTTTTGTGTGCAATGTGTATATCAGAAGTTCCAGAATATTTTGACCTTGCTGATAATTCAGATACAGCAAAAGTAATAAAAGAAAATATAGAAAATAATGAGTTGAAAAAGATAATAGAGGTTATAAATTTATGTCAAGGACAAGCTATTAAAATTATAAAATGAAAAAAGGACCGGAACCAGAATTTAGATTAAGAGACAAGAATATCTACAATTTGTATCGTAAGGGAGTAAAGAAGGCAGATATTGCCCGGAAGTTCAGGATGTCCCGTGAAAGAGTGGGACAGATAATTGAGAGAGTAGAAGGCGAGAAAAACAAATGAAAGGACTTGAAGGTAAAGTATTTGGCACAAGACTCAAGCAGAGACTTCATTCGTTGAATAATATTGAGTTTAGTCAGGAGTCTATTGAGAAGACGCTTGAAATGCTTGCAGAGGGTAAGTGCAAGAGACCGGTTATATCAAATCAAGGAAGTATTGCAACCATGCAAATTGGAGAGGCGTGTGATTTCGCACTTGCCGAAGATGGTATGATTGAATATTTAATTGAGTTCTTTTCAATCGTTGACATAGACGCTCTCCAGTATGTTATAGTATTTACATCTGGAGGAGAGTCTAAAAAGAAATGGTGGATGAGGAACTTGAAGGGTAACAGGAAAAGAAGAGTAATAGATGTAACTGACATCCAGTATATATTGGTAACAGTAAATCCATTAAAGACAAGAAATTATTGTCTTAACTGAAAGGAGAGTAAAAGAATGAAAAATAAGAATGAGGATATTGGTTGTGTATTTTGTGGTGAAAGGGAGTTAGTGTCTGGTGGATTTGGGTGCGAAGTAGAAGTTAAGTGTAATGAAAAGTGTAAAGAACCTGTGCTTGTTGGCAGGCAAGAAGAGAGCAGACAGCAGTCTTTGTTTGATTTTTAAGGGTATAAAAGGAGATGACCTATGACTAAACTTGTATGGCACAATGAAAGTCGCAAGATTAAGAGCCTTGTTGCAACAGAGGGCAATCCCAGACAACTTACAAAGAAGCAAGCGAAGGATTTAGAACAATCACTCAAGAAGTTTAATTTAGTTGATATTCCTGCAATAAATACTGATAATCGTATAATATCGGGACATCAGAGGGTTGCAATATTAAAGGCATTGGGACGGGAAGAAGAGGAGATTGATGTTAGAGTGCCCAATAGACAGTTGACGGAAGAAGAGCATAGAGAGTATATGCTCCGTGCAAACAAGAATTTAGGGGAATGGAATATGGATTTACTTGCTAATTTTGATGAATCTTTACTCAAGGAAGTTGGCTTTGATGTTAGTGAAATACTAAAAGAACAAAACAAAATACTTGTGATAGTAAGAAGTTTTTTAAGAAAGCTAATAGAAAAAACAAGAGAGTTAGAGTGCACCAACTTAAATATAAAGCTTTTTCTTCTTGGAGGACAATTATGCAGAGGTGTCAGACTTTGCAAGAATTAGAATTCTCTTATAAATTGAGAAAAGAAGAAAACAACGAAAGATTACTTGAGTTAGTTAATAATAAGTATTCCTATTTACTGGATGGAAGCAACTTACAGGTAAAGAAGTAGTAAAGGAAGATGGCAAGAAGTGGAGTGAGATTAAGGGAGGTAAAAACAAATGAAAGTAGATAGGGAGAAGCTTGACTATGCAAAAGAGGTTTTATTTATAGAAAAAGCAAGATTGGTTAATATTTTAAGGAAGAACAGGGATGCCAAGGAAACTGAAAAGAACTTTGAAGACTTAAACTATACAATAGCGGTTCTTAATAGCATAACAGAAGAAGTGAAATAAAGAAATGTTAAAGAAGAAGAGTAAGGGGAAGAAAGTTAAAAAGCAAGATAAGACTACTAATAAGAATAGTGAGAAGAATAAGAAGTTACTCCCACAAATCCCACAGGATAAAAAAATAAAGGTAAAGTGTAGAAATGAAGCGGTGCAGTTTAGAAGAGACTTTATTGATAATCTTGACCGACTTGGTTATGCAATATCAGATATAACTGAGATATTAGAGAAAGGAAAAGAGAAGGAAGTAGAACCGCAAGGCAGGTTTCATAAAATGTTAGGAGGTTCTATAAATGTCTATGAACTTGTCAGAGATGACCTACAGGTAGTCAGGAAGAGTAGGAGGGCATTATTATTTACCAATGAGGCGGAGAAGACACGGGAGGAGTATATTGCGAAGCAGTTGGCGTTATTCCATGCAAGTATTAAAGTTAAAGAGTATAAGACTGCTTCTGAAATACTTGACAAAATCAGTAAAGCCAGGGGAATAGATATGTCAACTCCGATGACATTCGCTCCACAGATAAATATAGGGATTCAGCAGGGCGTGAGTCAGGTGGTATTGGAGAGGATAGAGAAGATTCAGAAGTTGCCGGCAGGTGAAAAGTATAAGGCGTATCGCCAGGAGTTCATATCTTTAATTGAATTAGAGGAAAAAACTGATAAAGACAATGAATCAAGAGAAGCAGGAGAGTAAACTACTAAGTAAATCTCAGGAGTTTGTAAATTCCAACAAGGCTTTTGTATGGGACATTTATCTTGAATACCTTAAAAATAAGGATAAAATGTCATCTTGTAAGAAAGAAGGACTGCTCAAGAGATTGCAGAAGGTAGTATATAATGAGTTTGGGTACATAAGACCAATTCGTTCAGTTGACAGTGCATTGAGAATTTGGCTTGGATGGGTTGACCCTTCTTTTTTTGCAGAATATTACCTGAGTCTCTCACCTGCTGAGCATCAGGATAAATGGCGAGAGAATTGGGATAAGGATAAGTTCTTGCAACTTGCGGCAAGGGGTTTCGGAAAATGTCTTTCAAGAGGAACTAAGATTCAAATGGCGAATGGATTGAGGAAGAAAATAGAGGATGTTAAAATAGGAGATTGGGTTTTATCTATCGATGAAGAAACTTTTAAGCAGAAGTTTTGTAGGGTTGTTGCAATTCAAAGAGGTATTCATAAGAAAATGTGTATGAGAACTGATTCTGGAAAAGAGATTTTTCCGGGGATTGACCATCGCTTTAAGGTAATTACTGGGTGGAAGGAGGCAAAAAAGCTTTCTTTTAATGAGAGTATTTTTGTTCCAAGAAACTTAAATTGCTGTGGGACAAGTAAGTTATCCGTAGAGGTCTTGAGATTGCTTGGATATTTAATAGGAGATGGTGGAACATCAAGGTCTTGTATAAAATTTACAAATGCGACTCCTTCTATAATTGAGGATTTTAAGCGATGTTGTGATTCTATTGGTTTTAGTGTCATAAAAGAGACATATAGACAAAATAAATATGGATATTGTTTGAAGGGTAAAGGTAAATTCGGTTATCCAACTGATTTTTGTGAGCGTTTCAATTTGCAAGGTAAAAAAAGTTTAGAAAAAGAAGTACCGGATGAAGTTTTTTTAGAGAATGAAGAAGGCATTAAAGAATTTCTTGATGCACTATTTTCTTGTGATGCTTATGTTGGAGTTGTTATTAGGAAAAGAGATAATCAAAAACAAGTTAATTTTGAATATGCCAGTGCTTCTGAAGAATTAGCCCGTGGAGTAGTATCCCTTTTGTTAAGACTTGGAATTTCCACCAGGATGTATAAAAAAAATATAAGACTTTCAAGGAATGGAATCCGCAAGAATTTTACAGCTTGGAGAGTTTTTATTACCGATATTGTGAATCAGGAGAAGTTATTAAAATCATTCAAATTAATTGGTAAAGAAAAAGCAAAAGAATGTGCTATTGAAGTCTTATCAAGTAAAATTCCTACCATGCCTAATAATAAGTTTGATAAGGTTGATACTTGTTATTCTCTTAAAGTTTCAGAAGAAATGTTCGATTTACAAATAGAGGATGCTAATAATTTTATTGCCAATGATATTTTAGTTCATAACAGCGAAGTGTTCTCCCATGAGTACCCGACCCGTGAAATATGTTATATTGATAGTATGAGATTTCTACTGATTGGTAAGACTGCTACACTTGCAGAGAAGTATTTATATGTCGTTAAGGATGAGTTTGAAAGTAATACAAGAATCAAAACAGATTTCGGGGATTTAAGGCAGGGAATGGATAAGACAGATTCATTGTTTAATAAAAGGGCGACCAGGGGAGTTGAAGGGCGGCGGTGGACTCAGAATATGTTTTATGTGGTAAGATACGGAGACCGGACATATAAGGACCCGACAATGGAAGCAGTTGGAATGGGAGGTGCAATAACCGGTGGAAGGTTTATGAGGGTACTTGCAGAGGATATAGTCGAGGTTAAAGACTGCAAGACTAAGAAGGCAAGGGATGGAATAGAAGATTGGTTTAGTGGAGTAGTGATTAACCTGCTTGAACCGGATGGTAAGGTAGTTGTTATTGGCACCCGGAAGCATGCAGACGATTTATATGGCAGATTGATTAAGAACCCGTCCTGGTTTTATAGAGTTGATAAAGGGATATTGAAATATCCTGAGAAGTATGAATATATTTACGAGGAGGTTAACGGCAAGAAGACTATAGTGGATGTTAAAATGAGTGATGAAGGGATGGTGTTATGGAATGACCCATCTAATGAACATAGTTGGTCAATGAAGAAGTTATTGCTTAAGAAGGCAGAGATGCTGCCCTATATTTACTCACGGGAGATTCAGAATGAAATAATGGAGGAAAAGGATAAGCTTATTCCGCTTATCTCCATTGAAAAGAATTTTGACATTATTAAAACCGGTAATTCTTTGACCTTTATAAAAGAACATCATACCAAGCAGTTTCTTGCCAAGATAGTCGGTTGTGATTTCAGCGCTTTATTTGATAAGTCTAAGAAAAAAGAATCTGACGAACATAGTTGGACAGTATATACGGTTTTGGGAATCCATCGGGAGACTTTTGATAGACAGGTTCTTTATGTGTGGCGTGAGCAATATAAGAACCCTGACGAACAGATGAGCCAAATTTTATGGATAAATGACCATCTTGAACCTGACATATTCGTTTTGGAGGCAAATGTATTTCAGGTAATTTATTCTTATATGGCAGGAAAGTCCGGGTTGAGAAATAAGATTATAAGCCATACAACCGGGAATGAGAAGTGGTCTTTAACCGAAGGCATACCGGCGCTTGCAAGAGATATAATGAACTCTATGTATATTATACCACGAGGAGACCAGGAAAGCAGGATAATGACCGACCAATTGATTGCCGGATTAAATGGCTGGGGAATTGATGGAATCTCAGGCGAGGAAACTGATACAACTATGAGTTTATGGCTTGCTACCCTGAAATGTGAATATTATGAAAGGTTGGCAAGAAAACAGAGAGAAGCGACTAATAAACCTAAGAGTAGTGTTTTTATAGCCGGTGGAGGTAGTCATATAGGAACTACACCATTATAAAAGGGAGGAGTTAGTGGCGAAGTGTGTAATATGCGGGAATAAACCTAAGGATAGTAAGACGACTACCTGCAAGGTTGGTTATGTCTATAGCAAGAGCATAGAAAATATAGAGTTTGACTGTGATGAGTTTGTAGTGAATGAAATAGGAGACTATGTTACTGCTAATGGTATGGTAGGAAATCTTAGATGTACTCGACCATTAGTTAAGGATAATCCAAAAGTTGCGGAACTTAGTATTAACAAGAAAGTTCGCAAGTCAATGTCTCATAAAGTGGACAAGGTAAAAGTCAAGAGGGTAAGGACTGCTAAAAAAATGTCCCATAAACGAGACAATTACTCAAATAGGATTCTTAATAGTAGATTGCCATTGACGGAAATAGCTAAGATTTTTAAGGTGAGTCGGAAAACTATTGAGCGTTGGATACCTGAGAAGCTGAAAAGTGATAAACTCAGGGATGTGATTAAGTTGGATAACGAACTAAAAAATGAATAGAATGTTATTGATAAATGGTAACACTTTAGATGTCCTGAAGAACAATGAAAATAGTAATAGATAGAAATAAATGTGTCTTATGTGCAATGTGTGTAGTAGAGGCAGCAGAATATTTTGATTTTGCAGATGATGGAGATACGGCAAAAGTAATAAAAGAGGATATAGTCCCTACTGACTTAAAACATATAATTGAAGTTATAAATTTATGTCAAGGGAATGCTATTAAGATTCTAAAATGATAGAAGATTACATCAATAAAGTTCACTGTGGCAATTGTCTGGAAATTATGAAGAATATTGAAGATAAGTCAATAGACCTTGTATTAACTGACCCGCCTTATGGGATAAATTATCTATCTCCTTGGACAGATAATCATAGTAGATTAGAGAATGATGGTTTTGATATATGGAAAAGTCAATTATCCTTATGGTTAAAAGAGTTTAATAGAGTTTTAACTGATACAGGTTGTTGTTGTTGTTGTTGTGGTGGTGGTGGTGGTAAAACTCCTGTTACTGCTTTATTTACAGTGGAAGCTATAAAACATTTTAGTCTAATTCAAACTTTAGTATGGAAAAAGTTTATTGGGCTTGGTTGGAAATATAGACCAGCTTATGAAAATATAATTGTTTTGAGTAAAAACCCCGACAATTATAACTTCTATGATACATCTAAAAAATGTAGTAATGTAATAGAGGGTATAAATCAGGATATTCCCAACAGCGAAGAACATCCAACTCAAAAACCTATTGAACTAATGAAACACTTATTAAGAATACATTCCAAAGAAAACGACCTTATTCTTGACCCATTTCTCGGTTCAGGAACTACGGCTGTGGCTTGCATAGAAACAGGGCGTAAATGGATTGGCATTGAAATATCACCTGAATACACGGCAATAGCCCAGAAAAGAATTGATATGGCAAGAAATCAAGGTGATTTATTTATTAAAAAATGAAGAACATACGGAAGGGACGGATAAAGGAGTTCGGGCAGTATTGTGATAAGCTATTGACGATTGAGGAGTCTGCCGAGATACTCAATGTCAGTGATAAAACTATTTACAGATTTATACAAAAGAAGGAATTGAAGGTTGTAAAAGTTACCTCCAAAATCACCCGCATAAGATTTTCAGACCTCAGAAGTTTCATAACGTCTCACCAGTGAGATGTTTCAATAAAAATATTTTGTTTCTCCTGTAAGGACAGACAAGGACTGTAGCGGACAGCTTCCCAAAATTAAAATTGACTTAGTTGAGTATTACAATACTTATTAGTATCTAAGAGACAAATTCCAAGTTCTACAGTATGTGTTAAACTGAACGAGCTACGGCGAGAGATAAAACAAGAGAAAGGAGGTGCAATATGAGAGACGGAGAATGTGACCTTCCGAATCCAGCATTTATAAATGTTACTGCATCAGTTGCGAGGGTAACTGAAGACTGGGTTGAGGAAGACGGATTCAGAGGTGTAGTTGACTTCGGGGTTGCAATAACCAAAAAGTATATGCTACAGGTTGCTGGCAAAGCAACTGTCAGAAAGTTAGTTGGAACGGGCAAGTCTTTTGCTAAAGGAGACCTTGTAGTTGGTGTAAGTGGTGCGACTCCGAATGTGTTAAGTGCAGATGTATATGCTTCAGGACTATATCACGGTATAGCACTGAAGGCAGCCGTTGAGGCTGATACTACAGTTGAGATACTGTTAGTGTTCCCGGCACTTGTTGGGACAAATGGAGCATAACGAACTAATGAAGGTAAAGGTAGCGGTTACTTCAGATGAAAAAAGTCTCAAGGAGCTGTTTGGTATTATTGCTAACGATAATAGTTCCAAGCAGCTCCTTGAGACTTCGTTTAATTATGCGGCTGATAAGGCAGTAGAACCTCCGTATAACATTGATAGTTTTTGTTCCATTTTCGAGACATCTTCTATGGTGCATGCATGTATTGAAGCTTACAAGCAGAACATTCTTGGATTCGGGTGGGATGTTATATTCAAAGAAGGAATTGACGAAAAGGATGATGAAGCTAAGGTGCAGAAGGAGAAACTTGATAGGTTACTCAATTCTCCAAATCCTGAAATAACGAGCGGTCAGATTTTATTTAATCAATATATTGTTGACAAAGAAACTACCGGTCAGGGATACCTTGAAGTTCCAAGAACCAAGACGGGTGACATATCTGGTTTATGGAATGCTGCAAGCAGGACTATCCGGATAAGAGCTAAAACATTTGACCAGAAACTTCAGAGAAAAATGCCAAATGGATTTGTCCAGAGTGTTGACTTAAAGCAAATGTTTTTCAAGAATTTTGGAGATACAAGGGGAATGAATCGTAAAACCGGTGAATACTCACCTGTTAGGTTTCCTCCAAATCAGGAAACTAACGAGCTTTTATTTAATCGTGTATATGCGCCAAGGTCTCCTTATTACGGAATACCGAGATATGTAAGTTCAGGAATGGCTATTACCGGAACTTACTGGGCTGAGAGAACTGATAATGCCTATTTTAAGAATGGATGTTTCATTGGCAAAATGATGGTAATTACGAATGCTAAAATTGATGAAGATTCCATGAAAGATATTACTAACTATGTTGCAAGTTTGAAGGGAAATCCTGATAATGCGCACAAGCTTATGGTTATTTCTCTCGAACCTGAGAATGATGAAGAGTCGCAGGATTTAAGCAAGAAAGAGAAGAAGGCGGAAGTTAAATTTGAGAGTCTGAATGACAAGAATGAACTTGGATTCAAAGAGTATTATGAGGTAAGTGATAAAATTATCAAAAGGGGATTCAGGTTACCTGATATGTTTCTTGGCGAGAACAAAGATATATCCCGCGCAAATTTCTGGACGGCTCGTACATTTGCAGAAGAGCAGGTATTCCAACCACTGCGCAATGAAGAGGAATCTTTCTTTAACGAGACAATAGTTAGTAAATTCAATCTTTATGAGCCGGAAGTACTTAATAAAGTGAGAATAAAGTTTAGAAAGTTGCCAACCGGGGACAGTAAGGAACAGGCAGAAGAGGATAGATGGGCTGCAATGGCAGGAAGCAGGACTACTAATGAAATGAGAAAGAGGGATGGCAAGCCTGAGCTTGAAGCTTGGTGGGCTGATGTACCTCAGGAAATTGCCAAGGTTATGTTGCAGGCAGGGTACCCACCGACTGGTAAGTTAGAAGAGATACTTAAAAATATAAATAAGGCAGGCAAAAGTTTAATATTATTTAACAAGGATGCAACGGGGACTGATAGATTTGTCAAGATAGAAAGCCTTGAATCTCTTATTGATGGAGTAGTGGAGTTAAGAAAATCCATACAGAAGGAAATTGACTGCAAAACTGGAGGAGAATAATGTTATTTTTATTTTTGATGTTGTTAGTAAAAAATCCAATAATAGTTGGAGGTTCTCAGGTAGATACTTTGTTGGTATGGCAAGTATATGAGCAATCAGAATTAGCTTCTAACCTTCCAGAGTTGCTTGTTACAAATAATGATACAATAGAATACTGGAATAGGGTTAGTGGAGATATTGAGAAGTGGGAGATAACAAAAGTATCTCAAGAAAAGGGGAAATATTGCTACTTTCATGTTAAATATGAAGGATATGAGGGAATGAATAGCCAAAAATTAAGGAGAAAACATTATAGTGTGGAAAAGTGGAGATTGGAATGTTTTTATTCTATGATAGATACTTTATTTTTGCCTAAAAGATTTTATGAAATAGAAGTTAAATAAAATAATGAAAAATGCTGAACTCATAGATTGCAGGGATAAGATAGACAGCTTTTTATTTGATGTGTTGGCACTTGATAGTAATTTCAGTATTAAGGCTGACCCAAAGGATAAATATTTCACATTAGAAAATAAGTATGTCAATTCGCTTGCGAGTATTTATGTAGCCCAGTCCAAGAAGTTAGTTACGAAGACTGCTAAAATAGTTGGTGCACTGGGTGCAAAGCCGGTGACCGAAAGAGCTTATGAATCTGCGGTTGAAATCTCCAAGGAAATTATGGGACCTGAAATGGCAAAGAAAATGGAACCTGAAATCAATTATTATGTTGACAAGATGTGGGGATTTGGGAAAAAAGAGCCAGCGCCTGTCGGGATTCCGGTAATAAGTGGCTTAAAAGATACGCGGTCAATTGATTGGTTATCTGAATCTGATAGATTTTATGTCGGTAAAATATTTCCAGACTATGAAAAGGAATTTATTAAAGCTCTTAAAGAGATGACGCTTGAAAGTGGATTGAGCGCTTCGGAAGTTGCGAAAGAGTTAAAAGCCTCTCTTGGAGATAAAATTAACCAGCCATTATATGCTTATGAAAGAGTTGTCAGGACTTCGGCAACCCGCATAAGAAACTGGAGCAGAATTTATAGTTACGATGAACTTGGAATAGTGGAAGTTGAAATCTATGCAATGATGGATGAGCGAACTTGTCCGATTTGTGGAGAAATGGATGGAAAGGTGTTCAAGGTTGAAGAAGTAATAAATCACATAGAGAAAGTAATGTCTTCACCTGTAGAAGATTTACCAGACCTTAATCCATTTATGACAGCTGACCAAGCGAAGTTAGACCCAGAAGAACTATTAAATAAATATGGAATGGCTTTACCACCGTGGCATTCAAATTGTCGTTGTGGACATCAGATAACGGATGCTGAAGTAATTCCATCCGAGGTTGACAGTTCGTCTCTGGACGCCGGTGATATATTCAATTTATCAGATGAAGATTATCAAAAAATCATAACAAAGTACCAAGAAGATATTGCGTAATAATGAAAAAGGCAAAGGCGGTTTATACTTTTCAGGGAGATAAGGTGGAGGAGTTACAAAAGGGAATTATGGTCTGCTTTAATTTATCACGGAGGAGTGAATACAAGGGGGTTAGATTCGGGCCATTAAGAGGTAAGCTTTTGATAAAAACTGGAATTATGATATATGGCGATGAACTGTTTAATGTCTGGAGTTTCATGAGAGAGTTTATAATAGCAGCGGCATCGGATAAATTGCAGTTAGTAAGAGTATAACAAGAAACTGAAAATAGAGGTGAATAATGGATAAAAAACTGAGGAAGAGTTCGATTGAGCGGGGTCAGTTATATGCTAAAATACGGGACAAGACTCTTGACTTCGCAGAAGATATAAATTTCATACTAAAGGGAGAGAAAGAAGTATTTGGGTCGGTAGAAATGTCAATCAGTAAGAGTAAGACCCATATAAACAAGATAATGCTTTGTGATAAGCCATTATTGGAACTTAATAGAGAAGCTCATTCGGAAGGAGTATAATGGAAATAAAAATCTACAGTTATCCGTCAAGCATTCCTGCGTTTATAAAGAATCAATCTGTTGCATTCCAGAAAGAGTTTATAAAAAGATTTAATGACTGTTATTCCACTTTAGAAAAAGCAGGGCATAAAGGTGACGACTTGGATAATCGTGCACGTATCTGTGCATGGTCCCGGATGAAAGCTGACGGTTGGAGAAAAGGTAAAGAAGATAAGTGGGAAAAGAAAGTCATTTCTCCGATGTACCTTACTTTCAAAATTGCTAAAATTGATGAAGCCAAAAGAAGAGTATATGGTTATGCGACGACGGAAGATATTGACTTTGAAGATGAAATAATTGAGAAGCAGGCGATAGAGAAAGCACTTCTTGATTTTGCGGAACGTGCTACAATGAGAGAGATGCACCAGAGATGGGCGGTTGGAAAGTTCCATGTACTTGAAACTGATGAAAAAGGGTTATGGGTGTCTGGTGAGGTAGTGGATGACGCTGCATGGAAGAAAGTTGCAACCGGTGTATATAGATGGTTCAGTATTGGATTTAAGATACTCGATGAAGCAGTTGAGAAGGGTATAAATCATGTAAAAGAACTTTTATTATTTGAAATTTCAATAGTTGATGTAGGTTGTAATCTTGCCACACATATGGAGTTTGCGACTAAGAGTGCAGGGGATAAAGGAATAATTTGGTTTGATGACCTGGATAATAGGGAGGAGGTGACTATGAAAGAAGGTGGAAAGACTTGGGTTATTACTCAAGAAATGATTAAGGAACTTGGAAACGATTGTTTTGCACTTGTCAATGATAACGGAAGGTTTATTCCGCATCACGATAAGGAAGGAAAGTTTCATTCCGAAGCGTGTACTAACGGAATTGATATTCTGAATGGAGGCAAGAAGGCAGTTGGTGGGCCGGATATAATGGAGAAAATCACAGAGGCGGAACGCAAGAAGATTTATAAGCATCTCAAGGCACACTTGAAAGAGGAAAAGGAATCAGTTCCACCACTAATTGACCTTGAGTCTGGTAAAGCTATAGAGGAAGGAGAAAAGACCGAAAATAAAACTGACCAACCGGATGTTGCTAAAACTATTGGTCAGAAAATGGTTGACTTTGGTAAAAGTCTGCTTGGCATAGGACCTGATACATCTACTAAAAAGTTATCAGGTATTGACTTTGTAGAGAACTTTGAGGTCAATCAAGCACAGTCTAATCTTTCTACGGTTTTTAGAACTCTTGATGACACTGTCTGGAGAATTTTATGCAGGGACGATTTTGACGGACCTGAGAAAATTCCTGTCATTGAGAAAGCATTTGAGGATGCAAAGAGTACCTATGTCAGCTTGTACGAAACCATTCTCAATGCTTTCAAGGGGATAGGTTCTCTGATAGAGGATACAAAATCTATTTTCACGCATCCGGAGAATCCGCCTATGATGAAAGGTAAATGGGATGGCTCAGCAGCTGAGAAAAGAGTTAGAAAGTGGGCTTCTAAGGATGACTCAGGCGATAAAGACCAGATGAATTGGGATAAGTATAAACAGGGATTTGGTTATTATGATTCCGAAAATCCTGAAGACTTTGGTGCTTATAAATTGCTTCACCACGATATAGAAGATGGTACTCTTAAAGTACACGAAGGTGGAGTAATTGCTGCCGGAAATGTTCTTATGGGTGCAAGAGGCGGAGTTGATATTTCCGAGGCAGACCAGAACAGGGCGAAGATTCATCTTGCAAGACATTATTCCCAGTTTGATAGGACCGCCCCTTGGAATAAAAAGTTCCTTGAAATGTTGGGAATTGACTACAAAGTAGGTGCGAAATTAAGTAAAGCAAGAGTGGCTGCATTGAAGCAGGTAGTAACTGCTCTCAGTGAACTAATAGCCGAAGCAACTGAAGGTAATGAAAAAACAACGAAAGGAGGTAGTGCTATGAAAGAAGTGAAACACGAGGGAGACAATGTTACTGTTATTACTGAAGATGGTGCAGAGAAGAAGTTTGTGTTTGACAGTAAAACAGGAGCAATGACCCCGGCTGATAAACCTGCCGAAGGTGAGAATGGTGCAGGTGCTACAGCAGGTACAGAAGCAAAGACCGATGAAAAGGTACTTGGTGAAATTAAAGACAGTTTGAAAGCCCTTACGGATAATCTAACTGCTCTTACCAAGAAGATGGATGACGGTGCCAAAGCAATGGATACAGCCATAGCAACCGCTGTAGATAAAGCTGAGAAGTCCATTACCGAGAAGATGGAAAAGATAGAGAACAGAGTTGCAGTCATTGAGAAGATAGAAGGAAAAAGCATACAGGGAGATGGAGAGACATCCGAGAAAACAAGGAACAGTGCGTTCAAACTTAAAAAGGTATAAGGTATACACCTGAAACTGATGGAAAAAGAACAATTTTGTGAAATTTTTAGGAAGGAGGAATAACAATGTTAGGAACCTTTGAGGATGCCTTTAAGGCAATTGTTGGCCCAGATACCTTTGAAACGTATGGCAGACTCAATCCTGAACAGGCTAATGAGTTCATTGATTTTATGACCGATGACCAGGTAGTCCTGAAAATGTGCGATGTCCAGAAAATGCAGGGAACTGAAAAGAACCTTGACATTCTTGGAATCGGGACAAGAGTTCTCAGGAAAAGAGTTGCCGGGCAAGAAGGTACTGGAATATCTGTAACCCCTACTCAGAAGCAATTAAGAACGGTGGGGACAAAACTCACAGCCGAAGTTTCATATGATACCCTTAAAGTTAATATAGCGAAGGAAGACTTGTTAACTCATTTTATGAAACTTTGCGCAACGCAGATAGGTAATGATGTGGAAGACCTTGGATTCAACGGAGACATAACTTCAGCCGATGACTTCTTAAACATCAATGACGGATGGTTGAAACACGCTCTTGATGGGAACATCTATGATACGAATGCAAGCGTAGATTACCTTGGAGTTGTATTCCCCGGAATGTTAGCTAAACTACCGGCGAAGTACAGAGTCAGAAGGGATGAACTTGCATTTATGGTTCATCCAGATGTTCTGGATGCATATGTAAAGCAGTTGGGAGCACTTGGTGGTCAGGCGTATGAAATGGTTATCAGAGGATTGGAGCAGCCCAAATATGCTAATATTGAGATAGTTGGAGCTCCTTATACATCTTCTGTTAAGCATATTCTTACCCAGAAGAAGAATCTTGTACACGGTGTCAACACTGAAGGAATTATGGTTGAAATGGGAAGGGACATAAAGAAACAGACTATAATCTCCGTCTTTTCAATCGACCTGGATTATAAAGTCTTGAATGACGCATCTCTTGTTTTAGGTTATAATGCATAACCTGCCGGAACCGGATAGAATAGAATGAAGATTTAAGGATTAAACAAAAAAGCCGAGGAGGACAAAATGGCAACTGAAGCAATTTTGAGAAAAGGGGAATCAGTTTCTCTTGTTGGCGAAAAGGGGAAGAGGTATGATTTTATTACAAATAAGTCGGTAGCCTGCAATGATGCTATTGTGCTTGCTAAAATAAAATCACTCAACGATAAAGTTCCCAATAAGTTTGAATTAAACCAGGACATTGTACCGGAATTACTTCCGCCTAACTGGCAGGAATTATCTGATAACAGACTTCGTACAGTAGCGGAGAGATTCGGGGTTCCTGACGCCAAAGACACCAAGAAATATCGGACTAAACAATCGGTTATAGATGTCATAGAGAGATTGATAAGTGATGGGGAGGTAGGAGTTATTAAGGAGTAATATGGCTGAACTTACTGCCTTAGATGTAACATATAGTCCGCTTCTTTCTGAAGCAGAACTTAATGAATTCTTGACAGCGGAGGGACTTACAGGTCTCTCCGCTGAAGAGAAAGCAAGACTGCTTAGGGAGAAGTCTGAACTTATTTGTATGTACACGAAACAGTTTTTTGCAGAGCGTGAAGGATATATTTTAATTGATGGAAGCAGATTGACGATTCTTACAATGCCATATCCTGTTCTTGAAATCACAAAAGTTGAGGAAAAAGAGGAAGCTCCGGGTGCTGTCTTTGAGGAAGTGGATACTACATATTATAAGTATAAAAGGGACAGGATTATAAGATTGACCGGGAACTGGTATCAAGGACATGACAATATTAAGATAACTGGCACGTTTGGCTGGGAAGCAGTGCAGGTAGCTACTCCTTATGATGAAGCAGCAGTCCCTTATCTTATAAAAATGGCATGTAAGCTTTTAATTCTTGATGATATTGACCCACATAGAGCGCTGAATAGCAAAATAAGGGTTGAGGCGATTGACAGGCATT